GCTTTTGCAAGACATGAGTTAAAAGAAGAGATATTTCAAAGATTCGCAGATTTACACGTTAGAGTAAAGTTACTGGAGGCTGAAAGTGAAGAAAGACAGTAGGCTAGAAAGAGCAGGTGTATCCGGTTATAACAAACCTAAGCGTACACCTAACCATCCTAAAAAGTCACACGTTGTTGTGGCTAAAGAGGGTGACAAGGTTAAGACTATAAGGTTTGGTCAGCAGGGAGTATCAGGTGCAGGTAAGTCACCTTCATCAGCAAAAGAAAAAGCCAGGCGTAAATCATTTAAAGCAAGACACGCTAGTAATATATCTATCGGTAAGATGTCAGCAGCATATTGGGCTAATAAGGTGAAATGGTAATGGATAACGACAAGCAGTTAGGTAAGTTAGAAGCACAGGTAGAGTCTTTACAACGTCAGATGGAGCAGTTAAGCATTGACGTTAAGTGTGTAACTGATGTGATGACTAAATGGAAAGGTGCTGGTGTATTGTTACTGATACTAGGTGCTTCGTTTGGTTGGTTAGTAGATATTATTTTAGGCAGATGACAATAAAATACTTGACTTTGTTGTCAATATGTGGTATAATACTTATACAAGGTTGTAGTTCACTAGGTTTAATTAAAGCAGTTATGCCAGGAAAGTCTGGTACTAATGTTAATGCTAATGCTCAAGTAGGTAAAGAGAATACACAACAAGTAGTTGCTAATCAAGAGAACACAAAGATAGAAGCAGAGAATGTTTCTGTTAGTAAGAAGGATAATGATAGCAGTATTACATCAGAGAAAGTAGAAAGTTTAGTTCAGAATAACACTAATGTACCTATGTGGTACTTGTTGTTACTAGTATTAGGCTGGTTACTTCCTAGCCCACAAGAGATCTGGGCAGGGTTTGTCAACTCAATAGAAAGATTAATTCATGGCAAGAAGCGTAACAGCCGTAAAAACAAGAACAAACGATAGCGCAAAGGCTGATACATACACTGTCCCAGCAAAGAACACTGCTGAGATACACATGATTTATATCTTAGCTACAGCAGGTAATGCAAACGCTGATCTTTATTGGTACGACAGTCACGCAGAGGTTGAGTATCCACTAGCTCATGCTAAGTCTTTACAAGCTACTAACGGTGAGTATTTATTATTAAAAGACTTACAAATAGACTTGCAAGAAAACGATAAATTAAGAGTACAAAACAGTGACGCATCAAGCACGATTACTTACATAGTTACTATGGAATTAAAACCATCACTAGCAACACAATTTCATTCTTAGGAGATAACCATGAAAACTTGTTCAACTTGTAAGACACCAGCTAAATGTAAAAAAGCAGGTAAATGTATGAAAAAAAAGACTAAAGCTAAAAAGGTACGCGGTGGCTACTAAGTCTAAGGTTAATCAGGCTGGTAATTATACTAAGCCTACAATGAGAAAAAGGTTGTTCGAGCAGATTAAAGCTGGGAGTAAAGGTGGTAACGCTGGTCAATGGTCTGCTCGTAAAGCCCAGATGTTAGCAAAGCAATACAAAGCTAAGGGAGGAGGTTATAAGTAATGCCTCTAAAGAAGTCACAGAAAAGCCTAAAGAAGTGGGGCGATCAGAAATGGACAACTTCTGATGGTTCTCCTAGTAAAGGTAAGAAAAGATATTTACCTAAAGCAGCCTGGAATAGTTTATCTGCTTCTGAGAAAACAGCAACTAACAAAGCTAAAGCTAAAGGTAATAAAAAAGGTAAACAGTTTGTTAAGCAACCTAAAGCTATAGCAAAGAAAACCAAAAGGTTTAGATAATGAATTATTTAGAGTTAGTTAATAATGTACTGATAAGACTTAGAGAAGATGAAGTAACTGCTCCAACAGATACTCCGTACTCTAAGTTAATTAGTACGTTTGTTAACGATGCTAAGAGAATTGTAGAAGATTCTTTTCAGTGGAACGTACTGACTGAAACATTAACAGTTACTACATCTGCTGATTTGTTTAACTACGTCCTTACAGGATCAGGTCAACGATTCAGGGTTATGGATGTTATTCATTCTGAGGAAGATTATTATCTAGAACCTAAGAACTCTAGTCAAATGAACACTTTACTGTTAAACGAAAATCCACAAAAAGGAGAACCATCTTTTTATAACTTTAACGGTGTAGATGATAACGGAGATACACAAGTAGATTTATATCCTATTCCTAACGGAATACAAAACATTTACTTTAACTTATACAAACCTCAACCACAGCTAACCGATGCTTCTACAAGATTGTTAGTTCCGTCTGAGCCTGTTATTAAGTACGCTTACGCACAGGCTGTAGCAGAGCGTGGTGAAGACGGAGGTATAGCAGCACAAGAAGCATCATCACTAGCTGATATGTCGTTAGCAGACCACATAGCTATGGCAGAGAGCAGACAAAACGATCAGTACGTCTGGGCAGCAACTTAATGGCTGGTAAATTACAGTCATCGACAATATCAGCACCAGGCTTTCTTGGTATTAACACACAGGAAAGCAGTGTCGATCTTGCGTCAGGCTATGCACTAGAGGCATTTAATTGTGTGATAGATAAGTTTGGTCGTATTGGTGCTAGGCGTGGTTGGAGTAAAGTAAACACATCGTTAAACTCTGACTTAGCGTCTAATAGTGTTGACTTTATTTATAACCTACCTAACCCTGATGTTACGTTTGCTGGTGGTAATAACAAGTTATTTACTAGAGCAAGCGGTGCTTCTACATTAGTCACAGCAGTTAGCACTACAGTAGCTAATGCAGCAGGATCAGGTACGATAGCTTACAGCATCACAGGTAACGATTGGATGGGTGCTAGTATTGTATTTGGTGAGGGACCAACAGCTAGTCCTTATGCTTACTTTGCACAAGCTGGTCACTTACCTTTAGTCTATCACAAACTAGGAGCAAATCATGCACACACAGGTGCTTACGGCTTTAACGTACTTGATGATGCTGGGTCAGTACCTACCACATATAGTTCTGCTGGTGACTTTAAGCCTAATGTAGTTATAGGTGCTTATGGTAGAACATGGTGGGCAGACATTGCTAACGATAAACAAACAGTTTACTTTAGTGCTTTACTAGATGGTACTAACTTATCTTCTGGTGACTCAGGTTTCTTGTCATTGATTGATGTGTTTCCTAACGGTGACGAAGTAGTAGGACTAGCAGCACACAACGGTTTCTTAATTATATTTGGTAGAAGAAACATTGCTGTTTACGCTAACCCTATTGATGTGACTCAGTTAACACTTGCTGATTTAATTACTGACATAGGTTGTGTTGCTAGAGACAGTATAGCTAGTACAGGAACTGATGTTATGTTCTTGTCTGAGACAGGTGTAAGAAGTATTGCACGAGTCATTCAAGAAAAGTCAGCACCTATTAATGACATCTCGTTTAACGTAAGAGATGAGCTAGTAGCATTTGTAGAGTCAGAGACTAACAAAGAAAAGATTAAAGGTGTTTACTATCCTAAAGATGCTTTTTATTTATTAACATTACCTACATCTAAGTATGTTTATTGTTTTGATCTACGAGGTAGATTACAGAATGGCGCAGCAAGGGCTACTATTTGGGATAGCATCGAACCTACGGCATTACACGTTACTTATACAGGCGATCTTTTTTTAGGACAAGACGGTTACATAGGTAAATACTTTGGGTTTTTAGATGACACAGAAAAGTACAGAATACGTTACTACACTAACTACTTTGACTTAGGTAGTCCTACTACATTAAAGTTTTTAAAGAAAGGTAACTTTGTAGTTGTTGGTGGTGTGGGTCAAGACGTAGCACTTAAGTATGGTTTTGATTACATCAACTCATATCGGTCTATAACTAAGAAACTACGAGCAGGTAATGTTTATCAGTATGGTATTGGTGAATACGCTATTGCAGAATACTCTAGTGGTTTAGTTCTTGAAGAAGTCAACAGTAACTTAGGTGGTTCAGGTTCTATTATGCAATTAGGCTTTGAGGCAGACATTAACGCTGCACCTTTGTCGATACAAAAGATAGATATTTATGTTAAAGCAGGTAAAACAATTTAAGGATAGGTATGTCTGATTATACAAAAGCAACTAACTTTG